ATTGATGGCCGGAAGCACCGAGGCTGCCATGCTGCCAACGGTCAACTCGCGCACAGAGCCGGGAGCCTTCACCCGGATGATTGCGCCGATCTCGTTATTCAACACGTCGTCCATATTCGCTTGGCCGGTCACAACCTCAATTCTTGGGTTATTGACCATCGAGATATTGTCGATCAGCCCGCGCAGAAGGGAAGTCGATGCGTCCTGATCTTCCTCGACAATCTCGGCCAAAGAGCGGCCAAAGAAGGTGTGCGGCTCAGGGTCAACCTCAAAGATGGCGAACGGGATGTAGTCGCACAGTTCGTAATCCAGCACTTCATAGTCATTGCCAGCGCAGATGAACTTGTAGAGGCGGGGGACGCCAGTGCCTTCGATGTCCATCCGCATGTATGTTTCGGTAAACTGGACCTTCCGCATCGACGGATCAGCAGCGTTTTCGTTGTCGTCAATGTCGTCCCAGCCACGACGGGCAAGTTCTTCCTCGTCGTCTACGGTGCCATCGGCAGAACCGCCCAGATTGTAGACCGTCTCGAAATCAAAGCCCATCGCCACCAGATCGCCCACGCGGGCTTCGCTGGTGTGGCCGCAGACATAGCAGTCCTCAAGACGAACAGCCGTGCGGTCCACGAAGAAATCTTCCGGCGCAATGCTTTCGATTTTGATCTGGCCCTTGACCGAGGTGCGGGCAACGCGCAGGCGCGAGTAGACGATCTGGGGCTGCACTTCCATGCCCATCTCATCAATGATGGCCTCAGCGATGACCGTATCCTCACGCTCAAGGATTTCGGTCTCCTCGTCTTCTTCGATCAGTGCCACTTGCTCGGGCGAAAGATCGGTGTACTCGTCAATCTCAACGCTCGGCACCTCATCGTAATAGACCTTGGCCACGCCCACCTTTTTGATAAGCGCGTCGTGGAATACGTCGGACAGGATGCGGAAACCGTTGTTGCGCTCGAACACATACTTGGCATATTTGGTCGCCTGATCCGCGCCCATTGCCGCCTGTGGGGTGGTCGGGACAAATTCGACCGGCTTGTCGGATTGCAGGAACACCCGCATCAGGGCAGGCTTAATGGCGCGGATGGTGTCGCGCACTTTGGTTGCGACAACCCTCGATCTGCCTTCCTCGTATTCAATCGCAGACTTGCCGTCGAAGTATTTTTGCGAACGGATGCGGTCCGGCGCAATTTCCGTTTCCACGAAATCCACGGCCTCGCGGACGGAGCTTGTGATGGTGTTCTGGATTTCGTCGTCCGTCAGGCGTTTCGGCTGCATCTGTGTCTCCGTTATTGTGCGAGAAGGCCGGGCAGGATGCGGCTCATTTGCGGAAGTGTGCTAGGTTGTGCAACCGGGACACGGCCAGTTGCTGCCATTGTTTGAATAGCATCTGCGCCGCCCATAGCCATAATGTCGGCAGAACTTTTTGCCGCCTGAGCGCCAGCCGTGATGACCGCCATAAGAGGATTGGTCGCAATCGCGCCGACATTCAAAGCCATCATCAGGCCATTGCCGGAGGGCGACAGCTTTCCGATCAGACGCAACGTGTTCTCAGGCAAGTCGCCGCGAACAAATTTTGTCATAAAATCAAGCTCTTCCCTTGTGAAGAACCTATTTTGCTTTGGGTTGTTGATGATTGAAGTCACAGCCTGACGGAACTTGTTCAAGACATTGCCGCCGGACCCCGTTGATGCCGCCTGATCCTCGGCTTTTTTGAAGGCGTTCTCGAACAGTTCAGCCTTTTTGTATCGGGTATTTGCGATGCGTGCCGTAGCCATCAGATCGCCACCGCCGGGCAGAGATTGGATGGTGTCATCCACAATGTCGATCATGTCGCGGATGGCAACCTCGTTTGGCGCTGATTTCAGGCGGTTAAACAGACCTTGACGCAATTTGTCCAACTCGCCAATCGTCAACTCTTTGCCGATCTGATTTTTCATCATTTCCAGCGCAGCCATCGTTTGCTTATCGACATCTGGCACATAATTTGCGGCAGCAGCGGCGGCCTGCGAGCGCGTAAACAAGTCGTCTGCGGCTGTTAAGGGTGCTTTCAAGCCGGAGGCATCGACTGCTGAGTAGGCCGCGTTTTTGGCGTCTCTTAGGGTGTCTAATGACGGGCGGTCAGATGCGCGCTTGAAGAATGTGTTAACGGTCTTGTTGGCCCCGGCAAGAGCAAGCGGCGCAAAGAAAGCGCCAGCGATGCGTGCAGCGGGTTCAAAAACGCTGCCTTCTGTTGCCTGACCTGCGGTTTCGCTGGCAACGGCAGGCGCAAGGGCATAACGCAGCATTGTGCTGGGTCCACCCAACGCACCGGGCAGGAATTCACCAATTGTAGCGGCATAATCTCCAGCCACGCCGGGTGCGCGGAATTCGCTTGCGCCACCAGTGGCCGCCGCGAGGGCATCTTGAATACTTTGCCCAGAAAGCAGGCCGGGCGCTCCGGTTGCTTCCTGCGTGGTTTGAAGTTCAGTGCCGAGCAAGGCGTTCGTGGCCCTAACCGCGCCCGTGTTCAACAGGTCGCCAATCGTGCCGGGAAGACCCGCAAGCTGGGCGCTGCCACGCTGGAACCCTGCCCCAGCGCCACGGATCAATTCGCCAAGCCGCTCGCCGGGCGTGTCTACCGCGCCGCTGCCAATCACGTTTTCATAGATCGTCTGCCCGATGGTGCGCTCAGGCTGCATCATGGAGGTGGCCTGCTCATTGGCGGCGGCGGCTGCTTCTGCCGATCCGGGCTGCATTTGCAGCGTGCCAGCCTTCGCAGCTGCAATGCGGTCACGCATGGCTTGGCCTTGGTCAACCGGGACGGCAGATGCAGCCTTGCGGGCGGCATCAATCAAACGCTTTGCCGCCGCCATGTCACCGGCTGCATAAGCCTTGCGTGCGGCCTCTTTAAGCTGTGCTTCGGTGTATGCCATCAGTTGCTTCCTACCCCCAGATAGCGCAGATCGTCTTGCGAAAGCCCTTCAGGTGTCGCAACCCCACCTGCCGCAGGCGCATCCGTTTGCAGCTTTGGAAGGCCCGCACGCACAGCATCCAAGAAATCATTCATCGCCTTGGTATAGTCTTCAATATTCATCGCGTCATTCATGCGGATGAATGCTTGCTCGGCTTTTTTGCTTTCGAAGTCCGTGATGGCCCCGCCGCCCTTGAGAAGCTGACGAGCTTGCAGGAACGCGCCACCAGAAATCTGATCCATTTTGGATTGGACACGCGCCGCATCAGCCGTGATGTTCGGGGTTCTGCTTGCAATAGGTCCAAGCATGTTCGGAAGATACGGGTCACTCAGCAAGTCATTGACTTGGAATTCAAGGGTATTGAACAGCGCCAATTCGCCCGGCGCGGCTGCGGCGGCTTCAGCACCAAGTGTGCCCTCGCGGCGCGCCTCATAAATGCTGCGTTGATATTCCGCAGACTGCTCTTGAGACTTGCGAACGTAATCCAAAGCGGGTTGGCCAGAAAGCAAATCGCCGCCGACTGTGCGAACCTGAACGCTTCCGTCGCGCATCGTAAGAACAACACCAGACTGATCCGGCAATGGCGCAGACGATTGAACGTTTGGGTCCGTGTCAACGCCGTCTTTCAGCCTTTGAAGCTCAAGCCGTTTCACTTCAAGATCAATCGCTGCCATCGGGTCGGCAGGCGTCATGGCAATCCGCATAGCCTCAGAAGCAGAAAGCCCGCCCATCATGGCTTGCGCCAAATCATCACGCCCGCGCGACCGCAGCCAAGCGGCTGTGGCATTGTTTTGACGTGCGGTCTCGCGGCTCTGCATGTCGGCCTGAATTTGCCCGATCAGAGCCTGATTAGGGTTCTGCGTCAGACCCTCCAAGGCCAACGCAAGGCGCTGGCGGGTATCACGACCCTGCGGCCCGAAGAAGCCACCGAGCAAGCCTTGGCGCTGCGGTTGAGTGATAGGATCAGCCATTTAGCCCCCCAAAAGCCCGAAGAAGCCGCCACGCTGCTTGGCCAGTGCGGCCAAACGCGGGTCTTCTTTCTGTGTTAAGATATTCCAAAGGTTCGAGACAGGCGATGCCTCCGCGTCCTGCGCGATGCCACGGGAAGCAGCGAAACGAGACAGAAGGCCCATGCCCTCGAAAGGATCGTCCATCGTGGCCGGGCGGAATGGCACATCCACGGCAGACCCGCCCGCATTGCCCGTCGCGCTGGCAGTCACCGATATGTCGTTTCCGCCGCCAAGGATTTTCGGCACATAGGCTTGCGTCTCAGCAAAGGGCGGGATGCCGCCGTATTTGCGAACAGCGCCGGGGCCTGCGTTATAGGCTGCCAAGGCCAGCGGCCATGAACCGAAGCTCTGGAATTGCTGTGCCAGATAGCGGGCCGATCCCTCAATGTTCTGATATGGATCGTTGGGGTCTACGCCCAATTCGGCGGCTGTCCCCGGCATAAGCTGGCCAAGACCGCTTGCGCCCTTTGGCGAAACGGCATTTGGGTTCCATGCACTTTCCACGCCAATCATCCGCAGGAAAATGTCCGTCGGAATGTTGTATCTCTCAGCTTGAGAAATGGCGTAGTCGCGGATGTCCATTAGAGCAGCCCCAAACCAGCGGACAGATAGTTAAGCAGGCCCGGACGGGTCCGGTCGGTCTGCGTCTGTTGGCCCATATCGGCAACCCCGAGGGCTGCCAAGGGCAGGGAAAGCGATGCCGCAGGCGCGCCGGTGAAGCCGCCGTACTGTGCGCGGGCAGCGTCGATGAGGGCCTGATTGATAAGCTGCTGGGCCTGACCCTGCTGGAATTGCTGCTGGCCGATCTGCTGGCCCATGTTGAAGCCTTGCTGTGCAAGGCCGCCAAGTTGGCCTGCGCCGGAAAGCCGCAGGTTCGCGCCTGACAGCCCGGCCTGCTGGTTCGCCAGAGCAGCCTGTAGGCCCGTCGATTGGCCGAACTCTGCGGCACGCCCAGCGGCGGCCTGATTGGCCAATGCGGCTTGCATTGCTGCTTGCTGATTTGCGGTCTGACCTTGGAAGCCAAGTTGTTGGCCAAACTCTGCCGCCCGACCTCCAGCCGCTTGGTTTGCCAGTGCGGCTTGGAGACCTGTCTGTTGGTTGGCCAGAGCAGCCTGCATCGCAGCCTGTTGGTTCGCAGTCTGGCCTTGGAAGCCAAGTTGTTGGCCAAACTCAGCGGCACGACCGCCTGCGGCTTGGTTCGCCAAAGCCGCCTGCATTTGGTTAGCAACGTCCTGCTGAGACGCGCCGAGGGCTGTCTGGAAGCCTTGCTGGCGAAGTTGAGCCGCGAGTTGCCCGCCCTGCTGTGCGAAGGCGCGATTTGTCTCGGCCTCTGCAATACCCTGCCGCGATCCGCCGAATGCCCCAGCAGCCGACGCCTGAGCGCCAAGCTGGTTCTGCTGCATCTGACGTTGGCGCTCCAGATCGGCCATTGACGTGTCAATGACTTGCTGCGTGTATGGGTTCATATACGTCCCAATGCCGCCAGCAGCCTGCTGAGCGCTTACATTTTGCGGGTTGTAGCCGAAGCTGGTTCCAACTCCAGTTGCGCCAACGCTTCCAGCAGAGACATTTTGCGGGTTGTAGCCGAAGTTTGTACCTACACCAAGCGCCCCAACGCTTTGGGGGTTGTAGCCGAATCTGGTTCCGACTTGCTGCGGCTGGTAGCCCATCGCGGCCTGCGCGCCGCCCATTGCGCCCGTCAGGCCAGCGGAGGATTGCTGAAAGACGTTCTGCGGGGTCTGGGCTGGTATGGCAGGATTTCCGCCCATCTGGCCGCCCTGCTGCATCATAGCCGGGGAGGGTTTGGGACCGGAGAAACCCGGCCTGCCCATTGCCGGGCCGCCCTGAGGCATTTGGCCACCCATCATAGCCGGGGAGGGTTTGGGACTGGAGAAACCCGGTCTGCCCATTCCCGGGCCGCCCGTAGGCGCACTTGTATATGCCGTACCGCCGCCAGCACTTTGCATCCGCTTATTTAGCAACATCTGCTGAATCTGGGGAGGAGTGTTTGGAGCTAGTTGCCCTTGGCCACCCTGCTGCGGGGCTTGCACGTTTTGAGGATTAGAACCGCCTGCCATGATTATCTCCGTCCCTTATTGCTGCCGCCGCCAGACTTGCTGCCGCCACCAGAGGGGCCTGATTTGCCGCCTTTGCCCTGAGATGCTTCGCTCTTGGCTTTTGAGGCGGCCGCTTTGTCAGCTTGGCTCTTGGCTTTGTCTGCTATTGCTTTGTCTGCGGCACGGTTGCCTTGCAGGGCCTTGCCGACTTCTTTTGCAGATTGAACCGCGGCCTTGCCAGCCAGAGATTGGTCAGCCACTCGGTTGGCCGCTGCCGCGCGGTTGGCGGTTTCCTTTTGGGCTTGCTCCTTGGCTTTATTCGCCAATGCAATGTCCGCCGCGCGATTTTGAGCTGCCGCCACAGATGCTGCGGCAACAGGTGCAGGCTTTGCGGGTGCCGCAACGGGGGCAGGCGCAGGTGCAGGCTTTGCGGGTGCCACTCCAACAGTATTCAAGATGCCCGAGAGCGGGCCGCCCGAGAATGTCGTGCCGGATTGTCCAGCGCCGCCGCCGTCGAACATGTCACGAATGCCGGTGAAGCCGCCTACGCTTGAAACCTTGCCAGACATTGGGTCAGGAAGCCCGAAGCTGCCCGTTCCGCCGCCAGCCGACATGCCAGACGACATCGATCCGCCACCGCCTCCACCACCACCGCCGCCGCCATCGCGGACAACAGGCATAAAAGGCGCAACAACAGGCGAAGGCGCAGGCATGCCCATATCCAGAACGCCGGGACCAGTGCCGCCAAAGCCAAACGGAGCCGCAGGCTGTGCGCCGGTCACGGGATCAATGAAGGGAGCGCGAAGGGCGTTATACTGGCCGGGTTGGCGGCGCTGCAATTCGGCCAATGCTTGGTCATACATGCCGCCAGATGAGTATGCAGGAATGCCTCCGAAGCTCAAAGGCTGGCCCATCCCAGCCATCGGGTCTGCGGTAGGCAGGCCGAACGCGCTGGCGGCTGCGTTTGTGCCTTGCATCGATGCAATCTGCATCGGCGTCATGGCCGCTACGTCTGGGCCGTAGTAAGGCGTGTAGCCGATCCGCGACAGCGTGTCTGCCTTGGCCAGATTGCTTTGTGCTGCATTCTCAAGAAAAGCAGGGACTTCTACCGTGCTTGTCGTTGATCCGCCTTTACCGCCGCCGCTCATTCGAACTTCCTCTCCAAAACCGTCATGACAGGCTTGTATCCGTGCTTTGCAAGAACTCGCTCCCAGCCACGTCGCCCAGCGATTGTCATTGAAGTGCAGCCCTGTGTCTTCCCCCACTCAGTTGCGGCGTCGATCATATCTGTGATCGTCCCCATTTCACCACCGGCTAGGAAAACGTGCAGGACACGTTTTTTAGGATATACCACAATCTCAGTGACAGCGCACCCCCTTTCGGCGGGCCAAAGCTGCATACGACCGCTGGTAATCCCGTCCACAACATCCTCGAAAACATGACTGCCGCCGCTGTATTCCAAGGCGTCTTCGATCCACTTGCGGCAATGCTCCAAGAGCGTCATGCCTGCACCCGGCTGATGGCCATTGTAGCCGAGGGCGACGCAGGCGCGTAGGCAGTCGCAGCGTGCGCCAACAGCGAGCCGTTGGTGCTGGTCGTTGCCCACATGGCTTCCAGATAATCGCCCGCATCAAACTCAAAAATCGAGTCGCGCGAGACGACAATGGTAGCGCCGTTGTTGTGCAAGCTGGCGACCATAGTGCTGCCCGTGATGTCTGTGCCGTTCACGCGCGGCCAAAACCTGAATTCCAGCGTGCTAGCTGATGACGAGGATATTTGGGCTGTGAAGGAAACGCGATACAATCCGCCCTCTGCAAACACAAGTCGAGTAGGGTTGGTCCCGCTGCGCGAAATGCCATCTGCAAGCACGGGCGCGTCAAACTCAATCGCATAGGCTGTGTTGGCCGCCGCCGCCGTGATCGACGCATCCTGAGCGAAGATCGCATAGCCGTCCGCCAGCACAATCTGCCGCCACTCGTCGCCTTTGGAGACGACGGGATAACCGCCAGCCGCATCCCACAGCAGGACGCCGTCTTGCGTGGCAGGTGCCGCCGGATCCCTAAATGTCAGGTTATCCCATGACCGGGCCAGCCAGCGCCGCAAGTCATTGGCCCATGTGCCTAGATCGTTCCCGACGGGTGGGACGCCAAATCTCATCGACGGCCACCCGGTACGGCATCAATGCGAGGCACGCCCCAGCGCCAGTTGGTGTTAATGTCGCCCGTCACCCGCATGGCGATCTGACGCCCAGAGAACCGCACGTTCGTGGGGTTGCCCATGTTGTAAGGCCCATAGCTGCGCTCGGTGTCGTTGGGGTAAAACCGTGTCTTGAACGTCACCGTGGCCTGACCCTGCGTCCGCTCGTCGGGGATGAACTCGACGGCGGCCATCACATTATCGCCAGCGCCAAGTTGCATCGGGCCGCTTTCGGCGTAAGGTGCCACGCCGTCCATCACGTTGCCGATTTCGTGATTGATCGCCTTGCCATTGGCAGCCATCAGGATCGGCGTGTTGAAGACGCCCGCGTCAATGCCGCTTGTGCGTGAGAGGATGCCAGTGGACCAATGGTTTTCTTTGTAGTTGAAGACGACATATCTGTCGTTTTCGGTGGCGCTGGCCGACGCGTAAAACCACCAAATCTCTGAATACTTGGCGTTCGCAACCGCAGCAATCTTCGACCGCTGCGTGTTGTTGATGTCAGAGAAAACGTAGTCAGAAACCTCGCAGGGAACCTCGCGCACGGCACCGCCAGAGTAAACAAAGAAGCCGCGAGACCCCATCCAGAAGATGCCAGCGTCCACGGCAGCCGCACACAGGCGCGAGGAAGCGCCGCAAGAAGATCCGACACGCTCAAAGCCGTAGACGAAGGGCGGCCCCTGATAGGTTGCTGTGTGGGCGTCCTGATCGGTCAGGATCAGGGTTTGCCCGCGCGTGCGGATGCCCAGCATGATCTGGCCGCTGGTTTGCAGTTCGATGTCGCCAGCCTCATTCGTGGCGGAAGGCGTCCAAACCGTGTTGGCCTCGCGGTCGCACCACTGAACCTTGCGGCCATTGCCGCCAGCCCCGAGCGCAAAGAGAAAACGCTCCTCGGTCACGACCAAGCCGATGCACGACGTGGGCGCGTTTGTGATAACGACGGCATCTGCCGCCGTGTTCAACTGCCACTCGACAAGGCGACCGTCGCTGTCGCTACAGGCTACAAGGTATTCGCCCCAGTTATCCAAGGACCAAGTGGTCGCTGGATCGTAGGTTCCGATGTCAGGTCGCGGGATGCCGTAGACAGCCGTGCCGTAAAAACCGCCGCCGTAGCCCGCGTTAAAGGAGGCATCCTTGTCGCCAGCCGTGTAAGATGTCGGCGTGATGTTGTATATGGTGTTGCTCGCATTGCCGACGAACAGGCCAGCATAGGTGCCTGCCGCATACCATCGGTCACCATCAAGATCACGCCACGCCACAGCCCCGCGCAACGGCTGGTTCGTCATCGTGGAGCGCGTCAGCCAGCCGCCGACGGGCTGCATCGTGCCGTCCGTCCAGCGCACCAGTGAGGCATCACGCCAGCGGCTTGCGGCCTGCAAGTCGGTGCCGTTACGGTAAACGCCGGGCGGAAGCTGTAGCGGGATAAGAGGCATGGCAATCTCCTGTTGCGCGCATACTACATCATGCGAGCAACTTCGCCAATGTCTTAGGGCCAGCCACGCCGTCTGCGACAAGGCCGTTTCGGTCCTGCCACTTCTTCAGGGCGTTTTCTGTGCCTTGGCCGAAGTCACCATCTGCGCCAATGCCAAGGGCAGCTTGCAGCTTTTTGACCATCTCACCCTTGGAGCCTTTCCGCAGGGTCTCAGAAACGGCAGTGGTCACAGGCGCAACTGCTTCAATCTTGCCACCCAACGCCGCCATAGCCTTAGCATAGCGGGCTTGCCGATCAGACAAGCCGATGTCACCCCCGTTGATGATCTTCGTGAGCCTCACTTGGTCGCCCGTGTCTGCGACCTCATTGAGGTTGCGGCTGCCCCAGAACCACAGTGCGCTTTCAAGTGCGCCCTTCTTGGTCAGTAGGTAGGCAGCGGCTTCCTCGGCGGTCATGCCCACGGTCTTGCCAAAAGCCGTCGTATTTGCACGGCCAGTAACCTGCTTCAGACCTTTTCCAGAAAAAAGCCACCCGTCGCCTTCCTTCACATTGCCAAGAGCGCCGCCCTTGGAGCGGTTCTTGTCCATGTACACATAATTGGCGATCTTCTCAGGCTTGCCAGCATACTCTGCGGCGTTCTCCTTGCCGGGGCCGAAGTAGCGGGGAAACACCTTCAGGAGGGTGGCCTCCTTGTAGTTGAGGTTCTCCTGCAAGACGCGGAAGTCCATGCTCTCATGGGCGCACTGGGCGATGAAGCCCGCGATCCGCTTGTCGGTGGTGATGCCGTACTTGGGCAGCATCTCGTTGAGGGCAGCGCACCATTCGCCGACTTCTTTATTCGTCGGGATCATCACAGCCAGTTGTGCTTCGGTAATGAGGCTCATTCACATTCTCCTATTCACACCATGATTGCTTGGCGTCACCCTTGTAGGGCCGCGCCAAGCCTGCGGATATCAAACTCTCAGCGAGGCTCTGGTGGTCTAGGTAGACCTCGCCCAACACCCTGCCACCGTACTTGTCCCACTTGAGGATTTTGACCTCGACCTCTAGGGCATTGGCCACAGCGTTCTTGGTGAAGGCGCTGGCCTTCTTGGCCAAAGCGGCCTCGGCATCGCATTGAGCGCGAGGTGCTTTCTCTGGGGTATCGATACCAATCACGCGGATCGACAGCTTGGGCGGCAGGGGCTTCGGTAGGAAGTCTACCGCGATCTCCACCGTGTCGCCGTCAATGATGCGGGTGATCTCATAAGCATGAGCAGGCGCAGCCGTCAGCAGAAGCAGGGCCAGCCACTTCATTTCTTCGGTCTCTTGATCGGCACCTTTTTAGTGACCGCACCAAGCACAGCTTCCTGCGCCATGTCTTTGCCCATGCCGCCGAGCAGATCGCCGACGTTGCCAGTGGCTGCAATCTTGATTGCGTTCTCGACCGGGTCAGGCAGGTTCACCTTGTCCAGCACGGCATCGACCACCTTCTCCTTAGCCTTCCGGCCAATGAGCATTCCAACCATGCGTCCGATCATTCTTGATACTCCTGTGTCGGCGGCTCATCGTTGCCACCCTTTTGCTTTCCATTGCCAGCAGCCATCACACCGCCCAGCGCACCCACGATAAACGCAGCGATCGGGCTGAGTAGCTCAAAGAACCGCCGATCGTTCTCGCTCGACTCGCCCATCGGCTGGGTTACGAAGATCAGGCTAAACAGCACTGCGCCGATGATGCCGCCCAGAATGACCACTAGGGAAATCCCAACGGTATAGCGCAGCTTGGCTTCCATCACTTCAGGGTCGTTACTTCTAGACATCAGTTGCCTCCTGTCAGAGCGTCCGCGCACATGCCAGTGCGGAGACAGATGGGTGGGGTGCATTCAACCGCAGACCAATTGGCCGGGTCTTGACAAGGGTAGCGGTAGAAGCCGTCCCCTGCCGAATAAACAATCGCGGCGAGTATGGCGACGAAGGCCGCCCAGACAAAGTATTCTGTCCTCATTGCATCGGGTTCCTTATCAGATCGTCCATCGCTTTCCACAGGTCTTCGATCTCGGCGTCGTACTTCTCCAGCTTGCCTGCGAGGCCGCTGCTGACGCTGTCCGACTTCTCGACCATAGACCGCAGGTCCATCAACTCTTTCTGCTGCTCAAGGATCGTCCCCATCTGGGTCGAGATTGCCGACAGCTTCGGTGCAAGGCCGCGCACATCGTTGTCTTGGATCGCTTGCTCAAGGGTTTGCACCCGGCTGACCACATCCAGAACTTCGGCAACGCTTTCCTCCACGCCCCAGAACCTGTTCACAACATCGTAGCCGTAGTAGATTGTGCCGCTGATACCCGACAAGACGGGCAGGGCGGCGGCAAGCCACCAGCCCTTGATGTCAAAACCTGCGATCCGCAGGCCGTTGGTTTCAGCTTCCTCGCTCACGAGCCGTACCCGGCAGCGTAGACATCAGACAGCGTCACAGTGTCCGCGCCGAGCAGCCCTTGCAGGCCGATGCCGAAGACGTTGGCTGCGCTGATGTTCATAATATCCGCCGTGGCAGAGTAGGCCACCGTCGCGCCGTACAAGCTGGTGCCGCTGTTGGCCGCGTAAGCATCCACCGTCCCGGTCATGGTCGTGTTGCGGGAGGCCGCCAAGAAGGCACCAGCATCGCGGGCGTAGGACTGCACAGCGCCGAGAGCGTTGTTGTAGTTGTTCACGTCGGCGGCGCTGACGGTCATGTCATTGTTGGTTAGGACAGCCTGCACTGCCATCTGCTCCTGCACCGTGTCGGCGTTGGCTGCCATGTTGGCCACCGCCTGCACCTCCATCAAAACCGCAGTCGCGGCAACGAGGTTATCGACAGCCGAATCGAGATTGACCATTGTTGCGGCGTATTGATCCTGAAACAACATCTCGGCGTTGTAGTATGTCGCGTCGATCACCCCCTGAATGTCAGAGTTGTAGTCGAGCCGCATCTGCTCGGTGACGGTCGCCGTCTGCATGATGCCGGGAGCGAGGATGTCGCCGTTGCTGGCGCTGTAGGTGGCACCAGCCGTCAGGCTCTGGGCCGCTGACAGTTGGTTAAGGATTGTCTGCGCTGACCCCTGTAGGTCCGTCATCGTTGGATCGGCGTGAGCGGCGGAAACGCTCAGACAGAGTAGGGCCGCTGCTTGCTTCAGGTACGACATCGGGCAGTTCCTCTCCGATCATCAGGAATGTGTCCCAGAAGGACTGATCTTGCGCGTAGCCTACCACATAAACATGGGGATTGTCACGCATGGCCAGATAGCCCTCGCGGCCCACCAGCAGCTTACCTGTCTCAATGCTGTAGATCGGGCAGGGTGTGCTTGCCAGCGCCATAGCTTTGTAGATTTGCGGGTTATCGCACATGACCGAGATACCGCTGACTTGCAGCCCAAGCCCTCCAGCTTCTTGCGGTGTGCCAAGCAGGCGGGCGTCCTTGCGGCGGTTGCACTCAGCGTCTTGCTCCATGCTGCCCTCGGCGCGGCCAAAGATGCTGATCTGGAAAGCACTCTGTTTCGGGATCAGGCAGCTATCGTTGCCACCGCCGCCCATGACTGTCGGCGCTGCGGCTGTCGGCACGGGCGTAGAGAACGGAGATGAGCCAGCACCATTGTAATTCCGCGTCTCGCTGGTCGAGATATTGCCGCTGTCGATGGTGGAGTTGGTGTTGCCGGAGTTGGTGTTCAGGTCGCCCGTGACTTGGGCGTTGGCAGTGGCTGTCAGTAGACAGAGCAGAGCGCACCCATAACGTCCCGCGTGTCGCCGGAGCAAAGCAGCTCGTTGGCCGCGTCTGGCATTGCCATGTAATAAAGCGTTTCCGCGTTCTGTCTGATCTCGCACTGGCGGTCACCTTTCGGGCAGGCCGTCGTGTAGGCCACGGACGATACAGTAACAGGGCCGCAGCCAGCGACCAAGAGGACGAGTGCCAGTCTCATCGGCTAAGGCTCCGCATCAGTTCGTCGATCTTCTTGTCAAGGTTGTCCAGCCGAGAGATGACCCGGTTCATGTCGGTGTGCATGTCGGCCCGCGTAACGTAGTCACGGGCTACTTCCTCGCGCGTCCTGTTCAGCAGGATTTGCAGCCGCTTCACTTCCTCGACGTGGTTTTTCAGCACCCAGCCGATGAGGCCGAGTGCTGCTGATAGACCGAGGCTCCAGAGCATCTCGGTCGTCATTTTACCACGGCGTCCCGGTCAGGGTGACAGGTGCCTTCTGAGCTTCGATCTGCTGCAACAGACTGGCCTCTGCGGCGGCTTTGTCCACGGAACCCCAGACCCATGCCAGAACGTCGGCTTCGGTGAGGCTGGCATAAGGCACGAAGCCCGCTGCGGTGGCGTCAGGGGTGAAGCCTGCGGTGCTGTATGCGGAGGCGCTGTGGTCACCCTCAACGGCAGTCACGGTCCAGTGAGCGGTCGTCACACCACCATCAGCGGCATTGCGGTCGAGTTGGGAAATCTTCCAAGTAATAGTCGCGGTCATTCGGTTTCTCCTTGTGCCAGCGAGGCGGTGAGCATGTTGACGAAGGCATCACGGCCAACCTGAAGCTGGTCAAGGTTGAACCGTGTCGAACCGATTTTGCGGTCCAGATCAGCAACGTGATTGATGAGCATCTTCTGCTCGTCCGTCAGTTGGTCTTCGGTAAAATCAGTTCCATTGATCGTGATGGTTTGCGGTGTTTTCTGCGCCATCGTGATCCTCCTTTCGGGGTTATGGGTTAAGTTGGGCGCGGAGGCTATCAACCTCGGCTTTGAGTTCCTGAACGGCCTTAACGAGAGTGGCGACCAAGAACGAGGTGTCTACGCCCTGATACTGCGGGTTGCCCTCGGCATCTACAGCGTCCTTCTCACCCGTCACGCAATCAGGAACCACAGCTTGCAGTTCATGCGCGATGAAGCCTTGGCCGTCTGAGCCGTCAACCTTCCATGTGTAGGTCACAGGGTTCAACTGGGCGATAACCGCCAGAGCATCCTGCATGGGCTGGACGTTCTCTTTCAGGCGGTAGTCGGAGGAGGTGTTGTAGGCGGTGGCTGTCGTGGTGACAGAGATAGAGCCTACAGTGGTGCCTCCGCGCTGAAACATTTGAATTGATCCATCGGAGTCGTTACGACGAAGCTGCAACGGGGGGTTACTGCCGCGAGACAGTATCAGAAGATCGTCAGCCCCTCCACCGCTGTAAAACTCGAAACCGTTGGTGGCCCCAAAGTCTTGGGTAGTTTTCCCAACCAGCAGGTTCCCGTCGCTGGTGATGCGCATACGCTCAAGGGCGTTGGTGCTAAAGCCCATAAAAGTGTTTTCGCGCTGCTCTAGATAAACATCGCCGCCTGTCCCCACTGCAATCTGGAAGCCGTCCGTAGAAGCGTCTCCTGTACCATTATTTTTGATCGCCAACCGCCCTTGCCCAGCCCCACCATTTATCGCAAGGCCAGTCCCACTTGCAAAGCTAGGCGAAGTCGTCCCAATGCCAACGTTCCCGCTGCCGTCGATACGCATGGTTTCGCTTGTGCCGCCATTACCAAAAATCAGGTTGTTGGACGCGCCGCCGAAGCTGCTGCTGTTGAAAAGTTTTACGCCAGCGGAGCTATGCTGTATCTGTAGGTACGGGTTGTACGTACCATCCACATTGTTGAAGAAGGCGGAGTTCCCCGTTGCGGATGTACCAGCTTGGACAGTTAGACGCCCGTCTGCTGTCGAAGTCGTCCCAATCCCCACGTTGCCTGCAGAGGTGATCCGCATACGTTCTGCGCCGTTGGTGCCAAGAGTAAGAGAACGAGCGCCAGCAGCAACAATGCTCATAGTGGCTGGCAAATCCAGAGCGCCGGGGCCAATGTAGCCAAAATCCGTTCCGCTCGTCTGCATCGTCAAGTAACTGTATGTCTGCCCTGCCGCATTAAAGGTTCCGTAAAGTGTGTTTGCGGGCGCTGACAAGGTGAGCAGACTCGCCGTAGCAGGAGCGGAGGTGGTTCCGACCAGCACATTACCCGAACTATCCACCCGCAACCGCTCAGCCCCACTCGTCTCCACCGTCACAGTGTCAGCCGCAGGGAAACGAATGGCGGTGTTGGTGTCGCCAGCGTGGATGATCTTGTCGGCAATGGTCAGGTCGCCGGAGATGCTCGCAGCGCCTACAACGTCCAAAGCTACGGCAGGAGACGCAGTATTGATCCCGAGGCGGTCATTTACCGCGTCGATCTTGATGGGAGACCCGTTGCCCAGCAGCGTATCAAGGCTGTCGAGGTTCGTGTTGATCTTCGTTCCCCAAGTGTCCTCGGACGCGCCGACTTCGGGCTTCACAAGGCTGAAGTTCGTTGTGGTGGTATCTGCCATTTTGAGCCGCCCTTATGCCGCTTCTGTCCAAGTTTCCGCCGTGTCCGAAACAGGCGTCCATGCCTCAGTCGTATCAGATTGCGGCGTCCATGTCTCTGCCGTATCTGATTGAGCCGTCCAGCCCTCGGATGTGTCGCCCTGTGGCGTCCACGTCTCCGCAGTGTCTGAACCCGGCTCCCACTTCTTGATCGCCGTCAGCGACACTATACACGAATTTGCAGCCAACGCACTAGCAAGACGCACACGCTCGCAAGCTGATGTTACGCTGGCGGCACAGGATGCAGACGCAGACGCATTGATGACCGCCTCGCTGGCCGCCGTGGCCGTCAAAGCAGCAGAAATGACCGCACGAACCTCTCGAACCCGCTCGCCAACAACGGAGACGGATGCAGCCGAAGATGCCGCCGCAGAAGCCTGTCTAACCCTTTGCGCGTCAAGGGACAGGCTGGCCGATGCCGACACAGCAGCCGAAACCTCACGGAAACGCTGGCCTGATGCCGAAACGCTGGCGGCCACAGAAACCGTGGCGCCAACCTCCCTGACACGCTGCGATGCGGCGGATGCACTTGCAGCAATCGAAACAGTGGCCGATGCGTCCTTTATTCGAACCGCTGATGCCGAAACAGCAACAGACGCGGAAGCCGTTGCTGCCGCGTCCTTGATGCTTCCATCGTAGCCATAGAGGCGGATGCCGTAACTGCCCCGGCCATATCCCGGCGAATAGGTCGTCACGGCTGGCCCTCCTTAGTCGAGCGTCACGTCAAGCTCGCCCGAGGGGATACGCAAGACATC